ATCGTCCTCGACCAGCCGATCCAGGACGCGCTGGCGCACCTCGTCGAGCGAGACGCCGTCGCGGATGAGCTGATCGCGGAAGGCCGCGTCGAGACCGTGGCGCGCGCAGAGCGTGCCGATCTCGGCGACGCGCTCGCGCTCCTCGGCGCGGATGGTCTCCGCGTCGACCGAGCGCGCCGCGGGCGCCGCCTCGGGCGCCGGCGTGCTCTCGGCGCCGCGCTGCTCGCCGCCCGCGCCCGCCGCGGTCGCCCCCGCGGCCTGCGTGCGCTCGGCCGTGGCTTCGACCGGCGTGGTGTCGTTGTCAGGCATAACCGCCTCCTCTCGTTGAGCCGCCTCCGCGGCGGGTTGACCGCGCCGATGGACGACGCATGGGTTGACGCGCTCCCGCCCGGTCTCCTCCGAGCGGATGATCGCGCTGGCATCGGCGGGGATCGCCACCGCCGAAATCTCGAAAGGCTCCCAATCGACGGCGCGCCATTCCTCGCGCTCGCCGCGCTTTTCCGGCTTGGTGATCTCGTAGCGGTGCACCCGGTAGCCGACCGAAACCCGGTTGACCGTGCGCTCGAGGATCCGCTGCACCGCGGGCTGGGCGTCCGCCGCGGCCGTCAGCCGGATCCGCGCGGAGCCCTGGCCGTTCTCGATGCGCACCGAGCCCGGCACGACCGAGCCGAGCACGTTGTCCACGCCGCCGAAGGCGCGGTGGCTGTCGAGGAAGGGACCGCCCTCGTTCAGCCGATCGAGCCGGATCGAAGCCCGGCTCCATGTCGAGCACCTCGTCGATCTCGCGCAGGCCCTCATCGAGATCGAACCGCAGNCGTTGCACCGTGGCGCCGGTGCTCCAGACCACATCGATGGTCCGCGCCTCCTCGTCGATCGAGTCGGCGCGCACCGTCGCCTCCCGCCCCAGGAGGGGCAGGCTCACCACATCATCGGGCATTCGACTTACTCCGTTTCAGCTTCGCGCGTCGGCGCGTCGGTGGGATCGGCGGTCTGCGCGGTGCCGCTCTTGGCGACACGGCGCGGATCCGCGTCCGAGACGAGCCCGAGCTCGTCCATCTTCGCGGCGAACTCGGACGCCTCGCGCAGCACCTCGTCCGCGTCGTGGCCGCGCCGCGCGATCTGCTCGGGGATGGTCGAGAAGCCGGCCCGCACCTCGAGCAGATCCGCCTGCGCGTCCTGCAGGGGATTGACCGACTCGAAGCGCGTCGGCCCCCACTCGGCCCGGATCTCGACCCCGCGTGGCAGGAGCCCCGCGTCCTGCGCGTAGGCGACGAACCAGTCCCAGATGCGATCGCAGAACATCGGGATCACCGTCTGCCACTGCACCTGCTCGATCATGCGGCGAAACTCGTTGAGCCCAGCGCGCGTGCTCGAGAAGTTGGCCTGGGACATGTCGCCCGTCATGAGGGCGTAAGGCACCCGGAAGCCCGCNGCGATCAGATGCTGCTGGCCCCGGAGCCACTCCGAGATGCCGCCGGTCGACGATGGCTGGTTGAACTTGATGTCCTTCCCGTTCCGCGCGTAGGCGATCAGCCCCGGCTCGAACTGCTCGATCCGGTGGCCCTCCGAGTCCTCGACCGCGGGCGCGACGCCCTGCTCCGCCTCCTCGGCGCCGAAGACGACGCCCACCAGGCACGCCTCGGTCTTCTTGCGCACCAGCTCGGCATGCTGCCAGTCGTCGAGATCGCGGATGTGGCGCATCGCCGGCGTGCCCCAGGGCACCCCGCGCGACTGCACCCGCTGGCGCTCGAAGAGATGCACGACCCGCTCCGCCGGGATCCGCACCGACTCGAAGCGCTGCCCGAAGGTGGTCGTCGTGCCGCCCGGATGATCCGGAAAGAGCCAGTAGGCCGAGCGCCGGCCGTTCCGGTCATACTCGATGCCCTGGTCGATCCGCACGCCGCTCGGNCGGTTGTCCATCCGCGCGGTATCGAGGTGATCCGCCTCGCGGAGCTCGATCTGGAGCGGCACCAGGTCGGGCCGGCGCGCCCGCGTNACCCGCGCGATGGCGAAGCAGTCGCCCCCCTCGATCATCTCGCGCACCGCGAGCTGCAGGAGCCCGTGGAAGTCGGTGTGGCCGTGCCGGTCGCAGCGCTTCGCCCAGCGCCGCCAGAGCTCGTCGACCCGCGCGTTCAGCTCCGGATCGCCCGTCGCCGCGCGCGGCCGGATGCCGGTGCCCACGATGTTGTTGACGAGCACCTGAACCGCGTTCGCCGCCATGGGGTTGTTGCGCACGAGATCGCGCATGCGCTCGCGCAGGATCGGACCCGCCGCCGCGATCTCGCGGTCGGCCGAGGCGCTCGAGGTGCGCCAGTTTTCCGTCCCGCGCCCCTTCGAGGCCGCGTCGTAGCCGCGCTTGCGCGCGATCGCCTCGCGCGCATAGAGCCGGCGCAGCGCCCGCTCGGGCGAGACCACCGCAACCGCCCGGTCGATCAGACCGAAGCGCGGCGCCGAAGACCGATCCGCCATCACGTCCTCCGAAACGATGCGAAGCCCGCCACCGGGCGCTTGCGCCCCGCCTGCGCCGCCAGATCCGCCTCGATCGTGGCGATGATCTCGCGCATCTCAGCGAGCGAGCGATACTCGGTGGTCTTGCCGTCATAGGAGACGCGCGTGACCCCCGACGCATAAGCCGCCTTGATGGCGTCGAGCTGAGCCTGGCTATAGGCCATTCAGAACCACTTCCCCCGCCGCGTGCCCATCCAGTCGGATGCGCGCCGCGGCGGCTTTTTCGCTGCGGGCCGGGATGGAACACCCGCCGCCTCCGCGGCATCCCGAGCCCCGTTGAACACCTGCTCCTCGAGCGTCTCCCAGCGCGCCTCGTCCCAGCGATCGAGGCCCATGAGCCACGCCGCCGCGCGGGCATAGACGCGGCAGTCGAGCGCCTCGTTGCGATCGCGCGTCTGCTGCCACTCGAGCTTCTGGAAGCCCTGCCGCGTCTTCACCGTGACCAGCTGCTCGGCGGTCAACTGCTTCAGCCATTCCGCCGGCGTGCCGCGCGGGATGTGGACGAAGCCAGAAGGCCAGGAGCCGCCTTCCTCGAGATCCTCGTCCGTCGGCGGATCGAGCCGCAGGAAGCGGTAGGTCTCCGACTTGAAGACCGCGCCCGCGACCTTCCAGAGCTGCACGCCGCCGCGCAGCCGGCGCCCCGTCTCCGTCTTCTCGACGTAGGACGGCCCATCGACCGGCGTGGAGCGATCGAAGCCGCCAACGCCCTTCACCGCGAGCACCTGCCCGCGGCCGACCGAGCGCACCCAGGCATAGACCGCATCCGTCGTCGCGCCGTCGCCGGTGTCGATGGCGAGCCGCGCGAGCGCCATCTGCGCGCCGCCCGCGTGAGGCCAGGTCGTCGTCAGGAACTCGGTCAGGTCGTGCCAGATCTCCGGCCGCGCGGTCTCGCCCTCGAGCACCACATGATCGACCAGCCANGACTGCAGGTTGCGCCCCCAGCCCCAGACGTCGATCTCGATGCGGTCGCGCTGGACGTCCGCGCCGGCGGTGAGCACGAGCACGCCCTCCGGCGCCACCCCGAGCTGCCAGTCCTCGCGCCGGTCATAGAGCCGCTGCCAGTCGGGNGCCTCGCCCTTTTCCTGCCAGGTCTCGCCCAGAACCGTGTTCTTCATGGTTTTCAGNGCGGCGTCGTTGCCGACCGCCTGCTCCCAGCCGCGCGCGATCTCCTCCCAGGCCATCCAGCCGAGCGGCGAATAGAGCGCCGAGATGTGGAAGCCGACCACGCCCGCCGCCTCGGCCCGCGCGCGCGTTTCCTCGTCGGCCGTCGCCATCCAGCAGGCGCCGTTCGCCTCGTCCATCATCCAGGTCTTGTGGCGCTCGGCGATCGCCTCCTCGCAATGCTCGCACTGGTAGAGCGCCGTCTCCGGCCGGCCCGCCTCCCAGCGCAGCCGCTCGAACTTCAGCCACTGCAGGCCACCACAATGCGGGCAGGGCACGTGGTAGCGCTGCTGGTCGCTCATCTCGAACTCCCGCTCGATCCGCGAATAGCCCCGCACCGTTGGCGTCGAGGCGAGAAACACCTTTGAGCGGTGCCCGAAGGAATTGGTCCGCGCTTCGGCGAGATGGACCGGATCGCCCTCGCCATCGATGTCGCCCGGATAGGCGTCCACCTCGTCGAGGAAGACCCAGCGCGCCGGCATCGAGCGCAGCCCGACCGCGCTGTTCGCGCCGGTGAGCACCAGCTGCCCGCCCGGAAAGCGCTTCGCCAGGATCGTGTTACCCGAGTCCCGCGAGCGGGACGGCAGCACGAGCTCGCGCAGCTCCGGGCTTTCCTCGATCAGCGGATCGATCCGCTGCTGCGACAGGCGCTTCGCCAGATCCGTCGTCGGCTGCACCGCCAGAAACGGGCCCGGCGCGCGGTGCATGGCGAAGCCGATCCAGTTGTTGCCCGCCTCCGTCGCGCCGACCTGCGCCGCCTTCATGAAGACGACCCGCCGCGCCGGGCTCGAGGGCGAGAGCGCGTCCATGATCGCCCGCATGAACGGCGTCCGCGCGGTGCGATACGGCCCCGCCTCCGAGGCCGCGCGCGACGACAGGATCCGATGGCGATCGGCCCACTGCGAGACCGTCACCGCCGGATCCGGCGCGAGGCCCGCGAGCCAGGCGCGGCGGAGCGCCTCGGCCCCGT